AATCTCAACTTTGGACTAACAGAGTTTATGAAACTTTAGGTGCACAAAAAGCAAAGAAATTAGGTAAGGAGAAAGGATCTTTCAATAAAAAAGAAACCAATGGAATTACAGTATTAGGTGGTATGGATTTTACTGAAAATCCTGGCTATGATGGGCCCTGTGGAAAACCAATAAATAAGATGGCAAGTAGAATTACTACAATTGAAAAAGGCTAATATGAAAACTCAGCTACTCTGCACATTCACTCAACGAGATAAATTAGATGATATCTTGGAACTTATTATTTTATGTAATGAGATACTTTATAATAAAATTTATGTGTTTCAGAATGGTAATGATTATCATCAGTTAATATGTACATATAATGTTGAATATGATGCTGAAAATCATCCTGAAGATATACCTAATACTATTTCACTTCATAGAAAAAAGCAGAGTAACACATTATATACAATCAACGCACTTAATGAAGTTATTAGAGATTTGAATGGCGGAGTGTTGGATAAGAAATTTCCTGTTCCGTGGGGAGAGTATCAAAATAGTTTATTGTTAACTAATGATAATGGACTAAATAAAATACCAACAAAAATTCATAGCATCGTTGATACAAAAAATTTGGAAAAAGATTAAAAAAATATTTGTATTTTGACTAAAAGCAAGATACTTATTATTGGTTACAATAGTGTAACTAACAAATGATAATTAACAGATAAAATAGGAGAATAACAAATGGATATTAATTCAATTCGTAAACGTCTTAATCAACTTCAAACAACTAGTAACAGAACTTCAAATCTTTGGAAACCGCAACCCGGCAAACAGATTATTCGTGTTTTACCATATAAACATAATAAGGATAATCCGTTCATCGAGTTGTTCTTTCATTTCGGTTTGAATAGTAAAACCTATCTTTCACCAATCACATTTGGTCGTCCCGATCCAATTGAAGAGTTTGCTAGCAAACTTAAAACAAGCGGCAATCGTGAAGAGTATCAAATGGCTCGTAAATTGGAAGCTAAAATGAGAACTTTTGCTCCAGTTATCGTCCGTGGCGAAGAAGGTCAGGGTGTTCGTTTTTGGGGTTTTGGTAAGACAGTCTATCAAGAACTACTTTCTGTAATTGCAGATCCAGACTATGGTGATATTACTGATCCAGTAAATGGTCGTGATATATCTGTAGAATTTAAAACTGCAGAAGAAACGGGCGCTTCTTTTCCAAAAACTACTATTCGCGTCAAACCTAACCAAACTCCAATTACAGAGGATAAGGCGCAATTAGAAGGTATCTTGGACAATCAAAAAGACATCACTGAATTATATCAGGAACTCTCGTATGAAGAGCTCACAGGTGTTCTGAATGAGTGGTTGAATCCTGAAGCATCTAAAGATGAGGATAATAAAGAAACTGCTCCAGCATCAGTTGTCGCTGCTGACTCAACAAAAACTGTTGAAGATGCGAGTGCTGCATTTGATGAATTATTCAACAAATAAATAAAGTCACTGGGTGGTTAGGGTTAAGAGCTACTGCTAGTTCGAAATGCTTCAGGCGCCGCCCCTTATTTAAAGGAGATTTAGATGTCAGTTAAAGACGATTTGGCTGGGGTACTAGCCGATTCTCTAAACAAAAAATTCAAAGACTATAAAGTTGCATATTTTTTGGATGGTACAAGTCCCACACCTACAGATATAAAAGAATTCATCTCTACAGGTTCAACAATGTTGGACTTAGCCATTTCTAATCGACCTGACGGTGGTATTGCCGTAGGTAGAATTACAGAAATCAATGGTTTGGAAAGTAGTGGTAAATCTTTAGTGGGTGCTCATATCCTTGCTGAAACTCAGAAAAAGGGTGGGGTCGCTGTTTACATAGATACAGAAACTTCAGTTAGTGAAGATTTTCTTGAAGTGATAGGTGTGGATATCAGTAAAATGTTATATCTACATTTAGAAACAATAGAAGATATATTTGAAGCTATTGAAGAAATTGTAACTAAGGTTAGGGAATCAGATAAAGATAGATTAGTAACTATATTGGTAGATTCATTAGCTGCTGCTACTACAAAGGTAGAGTTAAATGCCGACTATGATAAAGATGGATGGGCAACTTCTAAAGCTATTATTATATCAAAAGCTATGAGAAAGATTACTCAGATGATTGGTAGACAGAAAATTGCTCTTGTATTTACTAATCAACTTAGACAAAAATTAGGTGTAATGTTTGGAGACCCTTGGACTACAAGTGGTGGAAAGGCATTACCATTTCATGCTTCTACTCGTATCCGTCTGAAGAACAAAGGACAGATTAAAGATAGTAAGAAAAATGTGATAGGAATGACTATTCTTGCGCAGGTTATAAAGAATAGATTGGGTCCTCCGCTAAGAAAAGCGGAGTTCCCACTCTATTTTGAAAGTGGTGTAGATGATGATGGAAGTTGGTTGCAAGTGATGAAAGACCATGGAATAGTTAAAGTTGGTGGTGCTTGGTATACATTGAAATATGGAGATGAAGTAATCAAATTTCAATCTAAAGATTGGTCGGGAATGTTGGAGAAAGACGAATTTAGAAAATATTGTTATGATACGATATGTGATAAGGTAATATTAAAATATAACAAAGCAGAAATCGGTATCGATGATGTAGAAGTTACAGAAGAGGGTATGGATGGCTAATGCAAGATATCTCTCAATACTCGAAGAAATAAAAAATAAAGGCGGTAAATTAGACGCAGGTGAACCTGATGATAAGGTATTGATAATAGATGGCTTAAACACTTTTATAAGATGTTTCAGCGCTATACCAACTCTCAATGATGACGGTGCTCACGTTGGGGGAATAGTTGGTTTTCTAAGATCAATCGGTTATGCGATAAGAACTATTAGGCCTACTCGGACTGTCATAGTATTTGATGGTAAGGGTGGGTCTAACCGCCGTAAAAAATTATTTCCAGAGTATAAGGCTGGTAGGAAAATGTCTGAAAGACTTAACCGGTCTTACGATTTCAATTCAAAGGAAGATGAACAACAATCTATGGTTATGCAATTAACTAGAGTGATTGATTATTTGGATTATTTACCTTTAACTACAATTACTATTGAGAACATTGAAGCTGATGATACGATGGCTTATGTTACTAAACAAGTTCTCACCACATCTAAAGTAGTTTTAATGTCAACCGATAAAGATTTTCTTCAGTTGGTTAATTCTAGAGTTACAGTTTGGTCTCCTACAAAAAAGAAGTTGTATGATGCTCCAAAGGTATTAGAAGATTATGGTATACCATCTCATAACTTTGTTGTATACAGAGCAATTGATGGAGACAAATCAGATAACATAAATGGAGTTCGTGGCTGGGGATTGAAAACTATTCAAAAAAAACTACCACTTTTACTGGAAGATAAGATACTTAATATTGACGATATTATTAATGAAGATGAAAAGCTCAAGGAGAGTGAAGAGTTATTGAAAAGAAACTATATGCTGATGCAGTTAGATGAAGTAGATATCAGCGCTTCCGCTAAAACTAAAATCTTAGATAAAATTAGAGAACCCATAACTAGGTTAAACAAAATGCAATTTCAAAAACGGTTTATAGAAGATAGGTTATTTGCTACATTACCAAATATGGAAAGTTGGTTGGTTCAATGTTTTGCTAGACTTAATCAGATGGCTGAGAAAACTTATGGGTAGGCAACGTAAATATAATTCAGAAGAGGAGAAAAAAGCTGCACAACGAAGGTGGTCTATGGAATATTACTATAGAAACAGAGCAGTTTTACAAGCAAAGGCTCGTCAACGATATCGTAGAAAAAGAACAATGGAATTAAAGGAGAAACAAAGAAAAGAATTATATGGCGAATGAAAATTTTAATCAGTTTGGTCCCACATTTCAAGCAAAGGTAATATCATCTCTATTATCAGATAATAAGTTTATTCAAACTATTAGTGATATATTAGAACCAGCCTACTTTGATTCTGATGCTAATAAATGGCTGACTAAGGAAATTAGTGAGTATTTTATGGAGTTTAAAAAAGCTCCTACATTAGAAGTTTTAAAAATAAAAATTACTCAGATGGAAGATGATATTTTGAAAGTGTCTGTTATAGAAAATTTGAAAGAGGCTTGGAGAAATATAGAAGCTACTGATTTGGAATTTGTAAAACAAGAGACATTGGGGTTCTGTAAGAATCAGGTTTTAAAAGGTGCTATTGTAGAAGCTGTAGATTTATTGGAACAGAAAAGGTACGATGAAATAAAAACAATCATAGATGCTGCTATGAAAGCTGGTAGTGAAAGAGATTTAGGTCATGATTATATTATATCGTTGGAAGATAGGCTTACAAAGTCTGTAAGAAATACATTAGAAACACCATGGGATTCTGTAACTAATGTTATGGATGGTGGTTTGGGTAGAGGTGAATTGGGTGTATTA